CAACTGCCACGCCGGCGAGCACCAGCTGTGCACCCATCCCGACGGCACACCACGCAAAGCACCCTGCCCACGACGACTCACGGAGACCCGACCATGACACTCACCGACCAACTGACCAACCTGCCCGTGCCTGAGGAGATGCGCACCGGCATCGACCGGCTCGACGCCGCGCTGCAAGAGTTCTTCGACGCCTTCGTCGCGTTCATGGTCACCCAGCTATCCCGGGTCCTGATGGTCATGCCCGAGATCGCCGAGGCCGAGGCCTACAGGCGGCTGATGGTCGCCTCCGCGTGGGTCGAATCCGAACGCCAATTACACGCCGCCACAGCACTATTCGCCGGATCCGCCCACTACGACGACGAGACCATCGCCGAAATCTTGGGGGGTGTCCGCTGAATGCCCGCACCTAAGACCAATATCACTGCCGCACAACGGAAACCGAATCTGCCTGCCGCCATCGATGCCCTGCAAGAGGCTGTCCGGCGCCTCGTCAAACCCGGGGATCGCTACCTCAACAACACCTGGATCAGCGTGCCGTCGCTCTACCAGCAGCTGCGTAGCAGCGTCGGTGGCGTCCGTATGGCCGGCAGTGCGGGCGTTGCGCAGTCCTGCCCACCGGTCTGGGTCGACGCTGAAGAGCAGCTTCGCAACATCGACACCATGGTTCAGATCTGGACATCAGCCTCGGGGCCCGCGCGGTGCGGCGGGCTCACCGGCAGCGCCGACGAGCTGCTCCCGATCCTGGCCGGAAAACACTGGACTGTGGAACAGGCCCATCATGTTCGCGCCCTGGCGAAGATCATCTCCGAGTGGTGCGACGACATCGTCACACTGCTCAACGAAGCGCACACCAAGTACATCGACGCGCCCTGCCCGGCATGCGGCGAATCGGTTGTGTACCACCAGAACAGCGCCGGAGAGAACGTCCGCCAGCCCGCGCTGGCCGTCATCGCCGAGACTGGCTGCACGTGCCAGAGCTGCGGCTACTACTGGGCGCCACAGCGATACGTCGACCTCGCCCGCCAGCTCGGCATCGTCCCCGAATGGGTCCTGCAATGACCACCACTGAACCGGTGGTGGTCATCACGGGGCTGGAGTTCCTGCGATGGCCGATGCCAGTATCGGCGAGGCCACAGTTTCCCTCGATTTCGCAGTGGCCAATGACCGAATGGCAGAAACTCTGGATCCACCTGTTCTTGTCCGACCTGCTGCAGGACCTGCCTGATGACGCGTTCGATCCGGCAGCGTGGCTGTCCGCCCTGGATCCGCTGTATGACGTGCGCCGCCAATTGCAAGCGGCGCTCGATGAATGGAGCCACGGGTGAGCCGAAGCCCTGAATGGGTCGCCGCCTATAAGCAGCTCGACGAGGCCGTGATGACCCTGCACCGTCTCAGCGAGGCCCGCCACCCGGACCCGCCCGCGGTACCGACGGCCTACGTCCTGGTGGTCGGCGCCATGTGGGTGGACAGTGACGGCGACCAGGGCGGCGGGGTCGGACTGTTCCCGAAAGACGGATCACAGCCCGCGTACATCACCACCGGCCTGCTGCATACCGCGGCAGCCAGCATCGACAAGGCCTCACGCCATGACTGAAATTGCGAACCGCGTCCGCTGGCCATTTCCGGGCGCTGTGGTGCATACTGGGCCACATCGGTTCGCCATGCCCAAAACACGGTAGATCCCGATGACATGGTCACAGCGAGCCACGCAGAGGCCGTCACGCACCGACCAGAAACGGATGCGGACCGAAGCCCTACAGCGCCTGCCGCATCGCTGCGGTGCCCGCGGCGACGGCCGGCGACAATCCGACGGGTGCGGCGCCACGGGCGTGTTCCTGTACTGCGACCACATCATCGCCCATCACCTCGGCGGCGCGACACATTGGCGCAACGCTCAGCTGCTCTGCGATGACTGCCACAGGACCAAGACGATCCGCGAGACCAGCGCCGCGCGGGCGCGGGCGCGGGCGTCGCGGCCCAAGCAGCGGCCGCCAGAGCCGCACCCCGGGTGGATCACGCCGAAATAGGCCACAGCAAAGCCGTTCGCGACCATTCACGCAGGTTGAATAGGGTGGGGTAGTGACCCGGCAAAGGCAAAAGTTCCCCCGAAGCTCAATAGCACGCACACACCTACGTACGAAACTCCTGACCCGATTTTTCGTTGGGCACCAACGAAATTGAGTGAAGGTGATTTCGAGGTCGGACCAATTTCAGGCTCACACAGGGCAACTGAGCGCCAAACGAGAGGATCATCATGGATTTCGGCGAAGCGATCAAGGCACTCAAGCGCGGTGAACGGGTCTCGCGCCTGGGGTGGAATGGCGGCGGCCAGTGGATCGAACTGCAACGCCCCGACGCCCACTCGAAGATGAACCTGCCGTACCTGTTCATCAGCACCGTGACCGGCCAGCTCGTGCCCTGGCTCGCCTCCCAGACCGACATGCTCGCCGAAGACTGGACCATCGTCACTGCGTAGAGCTGCGAGGACCTGATCAATTGAGAGGAAGACTATTTCATGAGCTACCACTCCAACGCCAGTAGTGCCGACATCGACAACCGCTTCGACTATCACCCGCCGAAAGACCCCGACACCGTCGCCCTGCACGAGCACGTGCGCGAGTACTGCAAGACAGTCGCCCACGTCTTCGACGGAACCTTGCCGCCGGGCCGGGAGAAGTCCACGGCGCTGACCAAGCTCGAAGAGGCCATGTTCTGGGCGAACGCGGCCATCGCCCGAAACGGGTAGCACCCGAACCGTTTTCACTAGCCTCGCCGAAGGCGGCCGGGGCGACGCAGCTGCACAAGGAGGCAGACGCGACCATGACCGACACCCCACACAAACCGCCGCCCCCGCCGGCTGATCTGGTCAAAGACGGACGCAAAGACGGCCCGGGCCGGATGCTATGGAAAAGCGTCGTCGGCACCGGCAGTACTTTTACGTACATCTTGCGGCCCGACGAGCTGCGTATCCTGCACGCCGCATGCCGCTGCGACGACGCGATCGCCGAACTGCGTCGCAAGAAAAACGAGATCGAGAACGACTACCAGTACAAGGACATGCTGGTGCGCGGCTCGATGGGACAGCGCGTCGAGAACCCCTTGCGCGCGGCGGCACGCAAGATCACCGACGAGATCCGCGCCCAGGACGCCGCGCTAGCCGGACACCTGGCCAAGCTCAAGCTGCCGGATTTGAACGGTGGCAACACCGAGAAGGGCGAGCAGCCCCGATCGGTCGCAGCCCGCAACGCCGTCAACTCACGCTGGGGAAAAACCGTATGACGACAGCCATTGTCGCGCGCACCTACGAGCGTGCCCGGGTGCTCGCCCGCGAACTGGGCATCGACGACGCCCGGCCGTGCTCGGCGGCCGCACCGGGAGCGATGGTTGATCTTCGTGTCAGTCGATGGCTGATCGAGGCCGGCACCGTGGCTCTGGATTCGCCACTGCTGGCGTGCATCCAATACAACGCACGCAAGACCCCCGGTGGGGCGCCGGTCCATATTGTCGAACTGCGCCCGGTGACATGAGTCGTCAGTGCCGCCGCGAGCACCAACAGTGGTGGCACCCAACGCGATTCGCGGGTTTCGTCATCATGTGGTGCGAACTGTGCGGCCGGCGGTGGGAAAGCGACGGCCGATAGATGGCTGTGGCCGCCAAGTCCGTCGCGTTCGTCAAACAGCACGACTACAGCCACATCATCAACTGGTACCGCGAAACACTTCCCAATGTCGCCCCGCCGAAACCCACCCGGTGGGAGCCGATCCGGATCGGCCCGACCTGGGACTGGAATGCGCAGCGCGGCTGGCGATTACCCGAACATTCGATGGGCTGGGAAGTCCTCGGCTGGACCGGGTACTGGCTTCGTGACAAGCGCGGCATGGACTGGCAGTGGACACCCGAACAGGCCCGGTTCCTGCTCTGGTACCACTGCCTGGATGACACCGGCCGGCTGCTGCACCGCACCGCGGTACTGCAACGGCTGAAAGGGTGGGGCAAGGATCCGCTGGCGTGTGGGGAAGCTTCCGCGCACACCTTCGGCCCGATCCAATTCGACTACTTCGGCCGCGACGGTCAGCCGGTAGGGCGGCCGGTCGACGAGCCGTGGGTGCAGATCGTCGCGGTATCCAAAGACCAGACGGCCAACACGATGAAGCTGTTCCCGTCGATGATCGGCGCCGAGGCCCGCAAGCATTACGGCATCCAGATCGGCCGGCACAACGTGTGGGGCCTGGGGGACACCGCCCAGATCCAGGCGTCGAGCTCGAATGTGATGGCCGTGGAAGGTAAACGGTGCACCGAGGCGATACGCAACGAACCGCAGAACTGGAATGCCAGCAATCACGGGCACGAGCTGGCCGAGGCGATCAAAGGCAACTCGACGAAGATTCCCGACGGGCAGGGCCGCATCCTCGATATCGAGAACGCCTATGTGCCCTCGGCGAATTCGGTCGCCCAGGCTGTGCGCGAGGCGTGGGAAGCCACGCAGAAACCCAACGCCGAAGGCAAGATCGCGGTGTCCTTCGGTCTGCTGATGGACTCCTTGGAGGCCCACCCCGACGCGCCGCTGACGATCGAGGCCGCCCCGGAGGTCCTCGAATCGGTGCGCGGTGATTCAACTTGGCTGGACATCCCCTCGATCGTCGAGTCGATCGGAGACACCTCGACACCAGCCAGTGAGTCGCGACGCAAGTGGTACAACCAGATCATCGCCGCGGCGGATGACTGGATGGACCGCCAGGAATGGGAGTCCTGCCGCGGTGACCGGCAGAACCCGCCCGTCACCCCCCTGACCGTCGGCGATCGTCTGGTGATGTTCCTGGACTGCTCCAAGTCCGACGACGCCACCGCGCTGATGGGGTGCCGGATCTCCGACGGGCACCTGGTGACCCTCGGCGTGTGGGCCCGGCCGCCCGGTGAACGCCCCAAACCCGGTGACGCGCCGTGGTTGGTCAACCGCGACGCGGTCGATCACCGGGTCCGCGAAGTCCGCGACACCTACCAGGTACTCGGATTCTGGGTCGATCCGTCCGGCGCGCGCGACGACGAGACCGGTGAAAGGTACTGGGAGAGTTACATCCAGAGCTGGCGGGCACTGTTCGGTAGCCAGCTCACGCTGATCGCGGTGAAATCGGGCCCGTATGCGCACCCGATCGAATGGGACATGCGCAACACCGAGCACACCAAGCTGTTCGTGGCCGAAGCCGAGCGTTTCATTTCCGAGGTCACCGACCGCACCCTGACCCACGACGGCAACGGGCTGCTCAAGACGCACGTGTGCAACGCCAAACGCGCCCCGGGCCGCTGGGGGATCTCGCTGATGAAACCTCACCGCGAGTCCCCGAAAAAGATCGACGCCGCTGTCGCCGCTGTCGGCGCCCGCATGATGTACCGCCAAATCATCGGCGTGCCAAGCAAATCGAAGTACGCACCCGGCCGTGGCCGGATGCTTACCCGCCCCCGACGCTAGAAAGCAGGTGACACCCACGTGAGCCTTCCCCTCGTCGACCTGTTGCCGGTCACGGCGACCTCGATCGATCTGGCCCCGCACGAGCAGGAAATCGCCTGGCGTCTGGCGTCGCGGCTGATGAACCGGCGCGGCGACTACCTGCTCTCCGGTCAGTACTACCGCGGCGAGCAACCCGTTCCGTCGCTGAACATCTCGGTGCCACCCGAGCTGGAATCGCTGCGAGCGATCATGGGCTGGGGCGGGTCGGCCGTTGACGCGGTATCGGAGCGACTGTCGCTGCAGGGCGTCATCCTCAACGGGCGCACCGAAGTCGATGACGAGCTGCTGGAGTACTTCCAGTCCAGCAACCTCGATGCCGAATCGTCACTGGTGCATGAGGATTCGATGATCTACGGCAACGGCTACGTCCTCATCGGCGCCGATGAGGACGGCGAACCGGTGATCACCGGCGAGTCACCGCTGAACATGGTCGGCTACGTCGACCGCCGTACCGGCATCGTCACCTGCGCCTACCAGAGCTATCTGGACGTCGATCCGGCCAGCCACACCTACGGCCGCCAGCGCGCGACGCTGTATCTGCCCGAATCGACCACACACATGACCTCCGATTCCGGCGGATGGGCGGTGATCGACCGCGATGAGCACCCCGAATCGGCTGAATACGGCTGCAGCGTAGTGGCTTTCCCGAACAGTCCGAGCACTGGGGAGCGGTGGGGCCGCTCGGAGATCGCGCCGGCTTGGCGCAACTGCATGAATCGCGCGGCGCGGACCATGGTCGAGCTGGAGGTGATGCGCGAATTCCACATCATCCAGAAGATCATCTGGCTGGGCGCCACCGAGAAGGCCTTTCAGGATTCCGACGGCAATTACAAAACGGTGTGGGAGTCCTACGCCGATTTCATGCCGATGATCGAAGCGGACGCCGAGGGTAAGACCCCCGAGGTCAAGGTGGTCGAAGGGCAGTCGCCCGACGGTCTGCTCAAGATCATCGACAGCGAAGCGCGGCTGATGTCCGGCTACACCGGCCTGAATCCGCAGAACATGGGCATCATCAACACCGGAAACCCGGTCTCCGGTGACTCGATCCGGATGGCCGATCAGCGACTCAAGGCCCGCACCGACCGCAAGGCCACCGCCAACGGCAACGGCTGGATCCGGGTGGCCCGCTGGTGTTATCTAATCCAAGGCCAGGACCGCCCGGAGCTGCGCCGCGCCGAAATCGACTGGGGACCCACCGGCATACCCACCCCCGCCGCGGACTCCGACGCCATCTCCAAACAGACTGCCGCACAGATCATTCCACCGCGCTCGGCCACCGCCCAGGCCCGCCTGGGGTATTCAGCGATCGAACGCAACAACCTGGACGAAGAATTCCGCCAGGCCGACGCACAGAAGCTGATCGAGGCTGTGACCGCCCGACTGAACACCGCCGTGACCGGATCCGCGCCACCACCGACCGGCGAGGGCGACCGGAACGAACCGACGGGCCCCGATGCCGCAGCCCGCTGAACTCGCGCCGTATCAGGCGGCCGGCGAGATCCTGGTCGCCGACGCCGTCGCCCAGCTCGGTACCCACCTCGGCGAGCTGGACTGGAATGCCGCGGGCATCAGATCGGTCGTCACCGCACTCTACGGCACGCTGGTCACCTCCTACCGGCAGTCCTCATCGGCTCTGGGCCTGCAGATGTACGCCGATCTTCGCGGGCGCGCCGAGGTCAAAGGGACGTTCCGCAAAGTCATGGCCCCCGACCCCGACATGGACTGGCTGACCGCGAAAGTCGATGCTGCATTTAAGGTTCCGGCACCGCATGCCAGTGCCCGCGTCTTGGACTCGCCCGGCGACGTGCCCTCCGAGCTGACCGGTGTCATCGACCACCCCAGCAGCGCGCCGCACGTCCACGTCCATGTCACCGAGGGCGCCGCAGGGGACGCCGAGCGCACCCGCGTCATCGACCGCAGCGGCAGCACGTCGGCGGCCGGCGACGCCGAGCGCACCCGCGTGGTGGTCACCTCACGGCTGGCCGGGTCCATGCAGCGCATGGTCACCTCCGGCAGCCGGGAAACCGTCGCGCTGTGCGCCGGCCACGACGGCGCGCACATGACCCGGATCCCCGACAAGCCCGGTGTCGGGGCGGACCCCACCAGCTACATGCGGATCCCGACCTCGCTCAAGCCGTGTGCTTTCTGTGTCATGTGCGCCTCGCGCGAGTGGCGGCCCTACAAGTCGGCCGCATCGGCCGGGCTGGTCGTCGGGACCCGCGGCGGGCGGGCCCGGGGCACGCAGGCGATCGGCGAGAAGTACCACGACCTTTGCGGCTGTATCGCTGTGCCGTATTTCGGTGGCCGTGACCCGCTTTTCGACCGCTCGCCGTACGTCTCGATGTGGGCCGAAGCCTACGAGAAGTCCCCGACCGGCCGCACCGCAGATGTTCTGGCGTCCATGCGCCAGATCTACGGCCTCGCCTGACCCTGGCGAGGCCGATCCCCCGGCAAGCGCCGGACCCCCACGAGCCCAAGGAGGCTGACATTCCATGTCCCACCCGGTGACCCCCAACAGCATGCCCGGCGCCCAGCAGACCCAACAGCAGCAGTCCGCGCCGCCGGCGCAACAGCAGCAGGGGACCCCGCCGACCGCCCCTGCCGCGCCCGCGCCGACCCCGCCGTGGGGCACTGACCCGGCCAACTACGATCCTGACAAGGCCGCTCACCTGATCTCCACCCTGCGGGCCAGCGAAGACAAGCAGAACGCCACCATCAGGTCCCAGAACGTCCGGATCGCCGACTTGGAAACCCAACTGGCCCACGCGGAACCGATCGTGCAAGCGCACACCGACGCTCAGCGGCACGAGCAGGGTGAAGTCGCCACCTTGCGCCAGGACCTCGATGCCGCCCGCCAGGAAACGATCGCGGCCCAGCAGCTGGCCACCGCCCGCCTGAACTCGGCACTGAACGCCAAAGCCGAAGCACTGGCGAGCAATCGGGACCCCAACCGCACCGGGGCGGCCTTCGTCAACCCCGCTGTGGCCGCACGACTGATCGACTTGACCGACTGCCTCACCGCCGACGGCCAGATCGATGACACCGCGATC